CACAGGAACAACAAGATGATGAACAAATCTCACAAAGCATAGATGAAAAACACCAACAATAGAACATATGTTACTAATAACAGCCCTGTGTGATATTTTATTAGCATAGGGCTGTTTTACGATATTCAGAGGGCAGGAGGTGTCAAGTATGAGTAACGGATTTCGTTTCTTTTTAGGGGCAGACATAGCCAAGTCCGATGGGGCAGAAGAACGTAGGATTATACGTGGATATGCTTCTACAGAAGCACAGGATAGGCAAGGCGAGTCCTTGGTACAGAAAGGCTTAGATATTTCAGATTTCGTTAATCATGGATATTTTAACTACGACCATGACAATAGCATAATAATGGGTTATCCCTTTGCTGGAAAGTGTAAGATTGATGATAATGGTCTATGGGTAGAAGGAGAGCTATTAAAAGGTATTCCTGAAGCTGAAAGAATGTGGTCACTAGCTATAGCACTTAAGAAGTCTAATGCTCCTAGAGCAGTAGGATTCTCAGTTGAAGGTAAGGTAACTGAACGTGGTGAGGGTGGACGTATATTGAAAGCTAAGATATACAACGTTGCCATTACTGCAAATCCAGTAAACACTACTTGTTCTTGGGAGGCTGTAGTGAAGTCATTTAATCACTTAGACAGTGATACTGATTTCATTCCAATCATAGAAAAGTCCCTTGAAGCAGGTCATGAAGTCAATCCCTTAGAGACAGAAGGTGGAGGGGTTTTTCGTAAGGAAAGCCTAGACCATGAGCTTCATAATTTGTCTTATGTGATAGATGATGAGGAAAAGAAGAAAATTCTTAAACAGAAGCTATCTACTAAGAAATCCTTGTCGCACAGAGAAATGATAGTCTACTTACAGTTAACTAAAGGTTTCTCTCGTCAACAAGCTAATGATTTCATAGCTAAGCATAATAAATAGGAGGTGCTACACCTAATGGCTGAAAACTTGAATGAAATGCTTACAAAGTCTCTAGATGAATTTGATGCGTATGTAAACGGATTTACTAAGAACGAAGAAGCAGAAAAAGAAGCTATCTCTAAGGCTCAGACGGATGAAGACCTATCACCCGATGATGTATCTAAAGATACTCCATCTGAGGATGATGAGCAAGAATCTGCACCAGAACAGGCTCCAGAGGAAGATGGTGCACCAGACGATTCTCAATCAGCAGATACTGATGAGGATAGTGAAGGTGAAGAAGACAATGACGAGGACGAAGAAGTTGAGAAGTCACTAGCTAGTGAACTTAACTCTAATGATAGTGTCCGTAAGGCACTTGAAGTTAGTGAGTTCTTAGATACATTAGTTAAGGGTCTTGATACGGTCTTAACAGAGCGTACAGACAAAATTAGCAAATCTATCCAAGAGTCTCATCAAGAATCTAACTCTATGTTAGCTAAATCTATCATTGGTATCGCTAAGGGTCAAAGAGCTGTATTAGAAACTAATGCAGAATTATTGAAGTCTGTGCGTGCTATGAACACTCGTATGAACGAGTTGGAATCTCAACCGTTAGTACGTAAATCAGTTTCTAATAGTGCCCAAGTAGTTGAAAAGTCATTTAAAGCTTCAGCAGGAGAAGTTTCTCCTAAGCAAACTCTTACTAAATCTCAAGCATCAGCTAAGTTAATGGAATCGTTTGAGGGCGGTAATAGTGCTGTACTTAACGACATCCTTGCCTTAGATGGTACTGGTAACCTTAACTCAATATCTGATGCAGGTAAACAGGTTTTAGGATTATTACAATAGAACATTAATATATTCGGAGGTGTACAGGCATGGATTTTAAAGATGGCGTAAATGGCTTTGGACAAGGAACTCAACAAGAAGTTGACTTACTTAACAAAGCGTTAGAAGCAGGACATGAGGTAAACCCCCTTAGTCTTGAGGGCGGTGGAGCATTCCGTGTTGAATCCCTAGAAAACAGCTTAAAAGTACTAACTTATGGTGACCAACATATCAAATTCTGGAAAAAAATTCCTAAACAAAAAGCGTTCTCTACTGTAGAACAATACGGTCAGTTACTTGATTATGGTCGTCAACAAGG